GTAAATTAACATGGCTTTAACATTAGCGGAGGCAGCCAAGCTTTCTAACGATATGCTGATGCAGGGAGTGGTGGAGACCATCGTCAAAGACTCGCCGGTACTCCAGCGGCTTCCCTTCATCGAAATCGTGGGCAACGGCCTGACCTATAACCGGGAGAATACTTTGCCGGGCATCGATTTCTACGATGTGGGCGATACATGGACGGAATCGACGCCGACTTTCACACAGGTAACGGCCAACCTGAAAATTATGGGCGGTGACGCCGATGTAGATAATTTTTTAAAGGCGACCCGCAACAATATCCAGGACCTGGAGACGGCCGTTATCGAGCTGAAAGCCAAGGCGCTCCAGCAGAAATTCGAGGAAACCTTTATCTACGGCAACAGCTCGGTCAACGCCAAGCAGTTCGACGGGCTGAAGAAAATCATCGATACCGGGACGGCCGGCAACCAGGTCATCGCCATGGGCGCCACCGGCGCCACGCTGACCCTGGCCAGGCTGGACGAACTCGTCGACGCCGTGAAGGGCAGCAAACCGGACATGCTTCTCATGAGCCGCCGCTCGCGGCGCAAGCTAAATGCCCTGGTCCGGGCCGCCGGCGGCATGACCGAGACCGACCAGGACAAATGGGGCAATTTCATGCAGCTCTGGGACAGCGTCCCCATCGGCGTGAACGACTGGATTCTGGATACCCATGTCCTCACCGGCAGCGTGGAGACGGCCACCACCGGCGGCACCTGTTCCACCATCTACGCCGTCCAGTTCGGGGAGGGGGCCCTCAGCGGCCTCACCAGTTCCGGCTTTCTGCATGCGGAGCCGGTAGGCCCGCTGGAGACCAAGGACGCCACGCGGACCCGGGTCAAGTGGTACGTATCACTGGCCTTATTCAGTTCGGTGAAGGCGGCGGCCCTTATCGGCGTCCAGGACTAATACTTAACATAAATCATTAATCAGGGGGAGGGATCATACCTCCCCCCGGGGAGGTAAAACATGGAGAAAAAGGAACTAGCCAGCTGGTTATGCCGGTTCCGGCTCAGCAAGTACCAGGAAAATATCGAGCCGTACCGGGGCAAAGAAAAAGAGTTTCACCGGCTTTTTACGCCTTACGGGGTTATCGAGGGCGAGGGGAACTGCCTGCTCAACTCCGGCATCGACGAGATGTGGGACCTGATTGTCGGTGATGCGGCCAATCACTTTAATAATGCCGGTGCCCAGGTAGGCGTCGGCGATTCCAGTACGGCGGCTTCGCCTTCGCAGACCGACCTGCAGGCAGCCACCAACAAGACCTACAAGGGCATGGAATCCGGCTATCCCACGTCGGCCGCGCAAAAGGCAACCTTTAAAGCCAGCTTTGGTGACAGCGAGGCCAACTATACCTGGAACGAGTGGGTAATCAAGCAGTCAACCAGCGCCAGGTGCCTGAACCGGAAGGTCGAATCTCTGGGGACGAAGTCCGGCGGCACCTGGACGCTCGAGGTGAACATTACCTTATCGTAAAGATAGGAGATTAAGGTGGCAGACGTAAAGGTATTTGAGCCTGTCCTTCTAGCGGCGCTGGCGAAGCAGGGCATAGCCGCAAGCAACGTGGAACTCTGGCACGACTATGCCCCCCGTTCCCGGGGCAAAGGATATTCTCCTTACGCCCGGCACTTCCTTGATACGGTGTCGGGGAAGATATTTGCAATAATCTCTGGACTCCCTGGGTGTGATGCCTATGGTCAGACGCATGAGATGGCCTGGTCGGATAAAAACGGCGTCATCGAGAACGGCAACAATATCTTTCACGGCGTTATCGATAAAGGTGCGGTGCGCCTGATTGCCCTCAGCGACCAGCCAGACGGAGCGAAAAAGGACGAGGAGGTAAACTTCAATCCGCAGCTGTTTATTGACGGAACCGAGGTTCTGCCTCTGTCGGATATGCCCAGGTTGTTAGAAGTAGACCCCATCAATGAGAACTACCACAACAATACTCTGGAATGGGATTACGGAGTCTGCCTGCGTAGAATAAGAATCATAGAGGGGCGTTTTCTCGGCTCATGGGTTTTTATCACTGCACCTAAAGGCGATATCCTTATCAAGTATAATCAGTCAGGTAAATTCAGGTTAAGGCTCCAGTACGCTAAAGACGAAGATACGGAATATATCCCGGAGGCTTTTTTCGACCGGGCTGGGGCCTATCCTGTAACGATTTCCGATAGCGCCACGTTTTATCCTGATCCCCACGCAGAGACCTCGAGTGTGGATAGCGAGGTCTGGCAGACTAGCACTGGAACAGCCTGGACAAACTTGGTAAATGGGGCTGGCGCCGCTGCCAATGACAGTAAAACCACTATGGCGACATATATGCGATGTGGTACTACGACAGACCAGTATACTGAAATTGACCGGATGATATTCCTGTTCGACACGTCCTCTCTGCCGGATTCGGCAACCATATCCGCAGCCACTTTATCTTTACGTGGTAACACTAAGAGCGATAGTTTGTCTGCAAGTCCTGATATCAATATATATTCATCCAATCCAGCGTCCAATACACAGATAGTAGGTGGTGACTTTGACAGTCTTGGTAATGTTGCCTTTTCCACCACTATCACCTATGCGGGATTCAGCGCAAGCGGATATAATGATTTTGCCTTAAACGCCAGCGGCCTCGCCGCTATATCTCTGACAGGGGTATCCAAATTCGGGGCAAGAAACGTCAATCACGATGTTGCCGATAGTGCGCCCCCATGGGTTTCAAATACCTATTCAATCTTACAAGCTTATACAGCCGAGCAAGGTTCTGGCTACCAGCCCAAACTGGTAGTGACATATACCACGGGTGTCACTGAAATATCTTCGGCGGAAAACGGCGCGGGGGCTGAGGTGAGGACATCGGGCCATCCCATTGTCATGACCAGCGATACCGAGATTAGTTCAGGCGCGGAAGCAGCTCTGAAAATTGCCGCTTTTCTCTCCGGCGATACAGGGCTTGGCTCGGAACTTAGCTGGATGCAGAAACAAGCCCTGGCAGGTGACGCAGGCGGTGGTGCCGATGCCCTGAAAGCCCTGGTAAAGACAGCGGATTCAAGCTCAGACATGCGGTTATACGAACGCCTGGGTCAGGCGGGAATGCCATCCAAACAGGTAAAAATGCCATCCAAGGGGGTGAATTTATGAACTTAGCACAGATGATTGCCCTGGTGAGGAAGGACTTAAATGACGAAGACAGCGGTAATTACCGGTGGACGGATGATGAGCTTACCCGGCACATCGGCCGGGCTGTGAGGGAGCTTTCCGAGAGCCTGCCCGTGCCGGCCATGGCTACCCTGCCCACTACCTCGGGTTCAAGGGATCTCGATATCTCTGGCCTCGACAACCGTATCATGGTCGAAGCCGTGGAGTTTCCGGTGGGCGAGTCCCCGGCCAGCTACCGGCGGTTCTCCGTCTGGGGAGATACCCTGACCATTATCGGCGGCGCAGACCCTGACGGCTCTAACTGCAATATCTATTACGGTACTTTGCACACGCTGGATGCCGATGGTTCGACTATCCCGGCCAGGTACGAGGACCTGGTGGCTACCGGGGCCTGCGGTTATGCTGCCATTGAGGAGGCCGCCGGCGCCATCAACCGGGTCAACGTCGGCGGCACGATGACCCCCGGGGAGTTCCGGCTCTGGGGTAGTGAGCGGCTGGGCATCTTTCAGGAAAGACTCAAGCGGCTGGGCCGGCGGCAGAGGGTGAGGACCCAGCAGCTCTTTGAGTCCGAAGAATGACAGGCAAATCGGAGACATCAGAAATGGAAGCGTGGGTAGAGTTTATCAAGTCGGCTGTCCGGCCTTTTATCATCGTCTGGGGGTCTATCCTGTATGGTGTGTGTGTCATCAAGGGGATTGAAGTCCCTGACCTGCTGGCCGGGCTAGTGGCCGCGGTTATCATCGAATACTTCGGCGAAAGAGCCGTTTTCAGGTTCAGGGAGAATTCGGGGAACGGCGGCTCGAAAGGGGAATCATGAGGCAACTATCTACGACGTTATTGGCTGCCCAGAAGCAGGCGGCCGCGGTCCCCGGTGTTAAAGTCGTCGCTGCCAATAAAATTGCCGGGGTGGTCAGATATGACTGGGGCCGTCTCTACACCGGCACCGAGGATGACTATTTCCATGCCCTGGCCATGCCCGGCGACAGCTCACTTATCCGCGCCCGGGTAACGCCCCCGGCCGATTCCCGGAAGCTCTACCGCCAGCGGGTGGCTAATCCCGGTCCGGGGAGCGATTTCAGCCAGTGGACTTACACCGGGCAGTACAACGCCGTCGTGGTGGCGGCGGCTTCCCTGGGGGCCGAGGTCTCCATCTTCTGGACCAACTCCAGCCGGGAGATAAGACGCATCAAGAGCACCGATTACGGCGCCAGCTGGTTTAGCCCGGAGCTTATCGACTATACGCCGACCACCGCCATCTACGGTCTGGCGGCCGCTTATAAACCCAATGGCGACCTAGCCATTTTCTTCGCCGACCAGGCGGCGCTCTACGTTAAAAAGAACGTGGGCGGCCAGTGGCAGACCAAGGCGGCCTGGGACAAGACTACCGGCAATTTATCCGGGGTGGCTGCCATTTATGACAGCGACTGGTACCTGCTGGTCACCGGCAAGGACAGCGCCGGCAATTTCAAGCTCTGGAGCCTGGTATACGGGGATGGCGGTGAAGTTACCGCCGGCAGCTGGTCGGCGCTGCAAGAGCTGGCCTCGGCGCCATCCGGCGGCAGCTTCGAGTACCGTCAGCCTTTCCTGGATAAAACGGACGCCTTCCGGTGTTTCTTTATCGAGGCGTTTACCGGCAATGAAGCCTACAACCGGCCTTTCTGGTCAAACGCCGTCCCCGGCGCGAGCTTCCTTGATGGCCTGTGGCGGGAGCCGGTGCCGTTTAACCTGTCATCGGCTTACGGTCTGGCGATGGCCCACCATGGCGATTACGGCTGGCTGAGTGCCCCCGGCGGCGTGTGGCGAGCGCCATTGGCGGCACGGAGCCTCGACCTGACGGCGGATGTTATGAGTGTCCGGCAGGAGCTTGGTGAGAAGGCGGGTATTTTGACCGTGGAGCTGCAAAATGCGGACGGGAAGTATGCCGCGCCGGGGCAGGGTGACCTGACCGTCCTCGATATTGGCTGCCAGGTGGAGTTCAGTCCGGGCTATGTGACCTCCGCCGGTAGCGAGTGGAGCGACGGACCGGGCTTTTTCCTTGAGTCCTGCGAGCATACCAGCGCCAACGGCGTCGCCGGCCTGGTCCTTCAGTCCCGGGACGGCTGGGCGGCGCTCGGCGAATGGCAGGCTAGGCAGCAGTTCCGCTGGAATAAAACGTCCGAGGAGTTTACCGTAAAATCGATTATTGCTTTCATCCTGGCCAGGGCGGGTCTGAAGCTGGAGGTGAAATCGCAGTCGGCGGTGATAACCGGATTTTATCCGGACTTCACGGTACACCCGGGCGATGACGGCCGGACGGTCATCGGCCGGCTGCTGTCTTTCGTTCCCGACCTGCTGTTTATCGAAGGTAACCAGGCCTATATCGTCAATCCGCTCTCGTCCGATAGTTCCATTTATAGCTACGGTGGTGCGCATGTTATCCGGGAAGGCCGCTACCACCGGGCCGCCATGGGCAAGAACCGGGTGCAGGTGGAAGGTGATGCCAGCGGCGCGTTGATTCTGGCGGACAACTTTAACTGGGACGAGATAGACCGGCGGTACGACCGCCTGAGCCGCTTGGGGGATAAAAACCTGGGCACGGTGGCCAAAGCCCGCGACCGCGGCCTGGCTATTTTAAGGGAAATGGAGATTGGGGCGGCGGGGGGCACGATTATCGTCCCGGTGAACTGCGGGCAGCAGATATATGACGTCATTGATATTACCGATGCGCCCGCCGGGCTCGACGCGGCTAAGAGAAGGGTTCTCGGCCTGGTCCTGGTCTACCAGCCCCGCCGGGGGGAATACAGCCAGCGTTTACTGCTGGGAGGGGTGTAGGTATTAGCATGAAATCAACAGTAATGAGAAAAATCAATTATATGTCATTATCGGACTTGACCCGATAATCCAGAGCCCCTTTTCCCCACCACTGGATTCCAGCTGGAGTTTACCCCGTACAGCGATACGGGGCTGGAATGACAGATGTAATGGAGTTGTAGAGTGAAGTTAAGAAAAGCGGAGCTGAGGAGTTTTAACTCCGGCAACTATACGGCTACCATCCGTATTGCCGGGGGGTATAAGGTCTACCTGGAAGACGTAACCGTGGCCCGGAATCTGGCCGCGGCGGAAATGGTGACCGGCCGCAAGGTAGCCGTGGTATTTTTCGATGAAAACAGCCCTAAAGATGCAGTAGTAGTGGCCGTCTATTCCTGACCCTTGAATTTATCCAGCTTGCTGTGGAGCCGGTCGAGGGCGCTGAAGATTTCCTTCTCGGCGGCGAGTGCCTCTTCGGTAAGTTCCTGCTTGTTCTGGAACCTGTCAAAGGCGGTCGTGATTTTTTTCCTGGTGGCGGGAGCTTCTTTGGTGAGTTCGGGTTGTTTCCGCGCGCACCCCGGCGGTGCCGGTCGATTCAGATCTCCGAGGGACGGTTTCACCGGTTCCTCGGCGGCCTTTTGAGGCCGGGGCGTCGGCTTTATTTCCGCAACGGTCTTTTGAATCCGGGACGGCTGCTTTTCCGGGGCCGGCGGCTCAATCCTGGGAGTGATTGTCTCCTGCCTCGTCGGGGACTTACCCATGTTCTCGGCGAGGGCCATCAGGACGCGGTTCTGCTCGGCGGCGCCTTTTTTTAGCTCGTGCGAGGCTTCGGCGAGGCTCTTTACGGCGCTGGTATGGCTGGACAGGTGCCGGGCGTATTCCGCGATAGCCCCGGCGAACTTATCCAGGGCTTGCTCCGTGGAGTCCATCTTCTTTTCCGTGGCTTCTATTTTGCGTGTCAGCACCCGGTTGGAGCGCTTTTCCTCGTTGATAACCGGGGCGAAAATACCCCGGTGCACCAGGTTGCCGCCACGCAATAGCTCGCCGCCGTAAAGGAAGACGGTGAGCAGCACCAGGGCGATGACGACGAAAATCAGCCCTTGCTGGCTCTGGAAGAAGAGCAGCGGCAGGCCGAGGAAAGGTATCTGGTTGCCGACCGTACCGCGGATATCTATCGGCCTGATGGTGAACGGGTCCTCACCGGTGTTGTCGCCCTTGGTACGGAAGCTCAGGGTCGGCACGGTCTTGACTTCTATCACCCGGTGAGATACCACCGGCGGATAGTTATAATATTCCCGCACCATGGTAGGTACGTTATAGATAATGATATCGCCCACCTTGACGTCGCGGGCGTTAACGGGTTTAATCGTCAGCAGACTGCCGGACTGGAGCGTCGGTTCCATACTGGAGCCGAAGATAGGCATAAAAGGCAAAGTACCCTTTATCGTCAGGAACCCCGCGATGCAGGCGATGAATAAGAATATCAGTCCGATGGCGCGTTTCATGTGCTTATCTTACCTCTGTGAAACCTCGCAGTAAAGCTCGGGGACGACGCTCCAGCCCGCCCCCCACTCGGTGGGTTCGCTGGAGACCAGTCGGTAGGCGCCGCCCCACACCTCCACGGTATATTTCTTGGCTGAGCCGCCTTCGATATTAAAGGAGGCCACCCCGTTTTCCAGGCTCAGCACTCGGTAGACCGGCGGCTTCTGCGCCTCCACCGATTTGGCTACGTAAAGCTCCATGTTAAGATAAGAATAGGCTTTAATCAGCTCGGCGGTATTGGTCAGGTAAATCTTTACATTGAGGTCGCCGGTATAATCGGGATGGGGGGTAATGTCGAACAGGTTGCCCGGCGGCACTTCCGCCTGGGTTATCTTCTTTTCATAGTTGACGGCGACATATACCTGGGTGACGGAGGCCGGCCAGTGCACTTTATCGCCTTTCAGGCTGATGCCCGCCTGGAGGCTATTCACCTCGTCCCATGTCCACAGCTTCGCGGTGGCGGGATTTCCTTTCCATTCGTAAGACCGGGTAGTAAAATTGCCGCCGACCTGTACTTCCTCTTTGCCTTCGTAAACGTTGCCGTAGGTTTTAATCACTGCCTTGGCGTAGGCTTCATGGTCACCGCCGTCGGTGGTGCCGGCAAAACGGAAGAAAACGCTGACGCTCTTGATCGCTTTCACCATGCCCTCATCTAAGGGTTTATGGTCGCTGAGATTATACAGGTCGGTGCGGTACTGGCTGAACTTATCGCTGCTCAGGTAGGTCTGTCCGTCATCGGCGGGCATATCATCCACCTTGTCCCAGTGCTCGCCCGTATCAGGATATTGACACTTGATTTCTGTTGCATCACCGGGGGCATTCGGCAGGAGGATTTCGGCATCGTACACGCCCCCGGGCATGACCTGCTGCCAGTCGGGCTGGACAACCGATGGCGCATAGGTGGCCCAGGCGCCGTCGGCGAAAGTGCCATTCAATTGCGTCACCGTGGTATTCGTATAAGTATAGGCGAACGTGCCGGTGGTCAACACCAGGGCGAGTACTAAAATTCCGCTAAATACCAGTTTCTTTTTCATGGCTTGCCTTTATCCTCAGCGCTTTTCAGTTAACGGGAAGGCTTTTAAGGACTGGTAGGGTAGTGGGACGCTGTAACCCGACTACCCTACCATGCCGCAAATACATGGTGATATTTTTACCTCTGCGCGACTTCGCAGAACAGTTCCGGGGTTGCCGAACCCTGCCATCCGTTGTACGGAAGAACGTGGGTGATATAGAAGCCTCGCTTGACCCTGAGGCTCATGTTGGCACTGCCGTCAGTGAACAGGCTGACCGAGCCGTTGTCGAGGGTGAGCATTACCCAGTCATTGACATCGGCGGCGCCGCTCTCGTTGACATCCAGGACGGCATTGGAGGCCTGGTCGACCATTTCCAGCTGCAGGGCCAGGACGCGGTAGCGTTTGACCAAGTCATCGGCATTACTGAGGGTAACGGTCGTCACCAGGTCGCCGGTATAGCCGACAGCCGGCGAAATATTAAAGATGGTGTTGGGTCCGCCGATGGAACCCTTGAAGAACCCGAAGGCGTTCCAGGTAACATTGGCGGAGCCGGTAAAGTTGGCCGTGACATCGGCGAAGTTGGAGTTGACGGTGGTGGCATTGAGGCTGGTGGTGGCGTTAATGAAACCGAAGGCGAAGACGCCGCCGGTTACGGCCAGCGCTAGGAGGGCCGCTCCTACCAGGTATACGCCCACGCCTTTGGAGACGGCGAACGTGAGTTTATCGTCGTCGTTGAGCACTGTGTCGAACTCGGCGCTCCCCTTGACCGTGGTGCCGTTTAGCTTGGCGGTAGCTCTATCGGGGATGCCGAACTTGTTCCGGAACTGCTCGCGGGCTTCGCTGACAGTTTGTCCGGCCAGGGCAGTCACTTCATATTGGTCCCTGAATCTAATTTCAACCATTTTTCTCTTTCTCCTTCGTGTTAGTTAGTTTGTTTCCCGTCGTTTTTATTGCCTTTAAAGCGGAGAGGGCTTCCGCCTGCCCGGTATACCCGGGGCACCCTCCAGCTTGTTTTTTCTTCATTTTATATTCTTATATTTCCCCCCCATTTTGCCTGGTTGTATTGACTTATGATTTATCGCTGATAAAAGACTTAAAGCGGGCCATCAAACTTTCTTTAAACTCGTTGAACTCCGCTCTGGTTACGTATTGACTTGAGCCGGCATCTCTGGTGGCCTTGCTGCGGATTAATACGGGCAAGCTTCTCTGGGCGGCTTCGAAGACCGCATGCGCCTGGTCATTATTTATCAGCTTGCTCTGTACCGTCCTCAGGGTGCGCCGGATGGTCTCTTCATTTATATCGAGTTTGGCCGCGACCTGTTCGATGCTGCTGCCGGCGGCGATGGTGCTCAGTATCTGTGACTCCTTCGAGGTGAGGTCAGCCAGGAGGTTATCGACCTGCTCGTTGACGGTGGCTACGTCTTTAAACTCGGTAAGCACCCTGGAAGCCAGCCCCGGTGTCAGCATCTCATCGATGATGGGCTGACTTCCCTGGGTGACAACTCTGATGACATCCAGCAGATAATCGGGCTCGATGTCTTTGGTAAGGCAGGCACTGGCGCCGCACGTAATCGCCTGGAAGAGCTTTTCCGGGTCCTTTTTCTCCAGAATGAGGATAACGGCTACCGAGGCGAGGCTCCGCTTGATATGGCGGGTAATTTCACACCCGTCGGTCTTGGTATCCTGGAGGCTCAGGATGGCGATTTGCGGCGGATTGGCTTCGATGAGGGGGAAAGCCTCTTCATTGCTGGTGGTCTCCCCGGTGACTTCGAAATCATCTTCACCTGAGAGGATGAAGTGGATGCCCTCCCGGAAAAGAACCTGCGGGTCTGAAAGAAACACTTTTATTTTTTCCATCTTTTCTATTACCCTGTCCACATTATTTAGCTTCATATATTTTATACAAGTTTTTTGTTATATCCAATCTAACACAGAAACATAAAGATGCGTCTAAGAAATATAAAAATTTCATAAAATTGTCATTAACTTTTAATTAAGAAAAAAGACCTCAGCAGCGATAAAAAGAGGGGAGAGGTTTTGAGAGGGGTTCACCCTGAGGTTCTCCCTGAAGGGTCAGGGGTGAGGTAATCCCGACAACTAAATACGCATGAAATTCCTTGATTACCCTCTTGACAGTCCGTCCTTTTTATTATATATTATAGAACAGCTGTTCGTGATACTTCCCGCCGTTAACGGGAGAAACTATGAAAAAGCTATCTGACAAACAGCGGCGCATTATCAGCTATATCAACCGTTTTCTCTCCGATGAAGGCTATCCGCCTTCGATACGGGATATCCAGGCCGGGTGTGGCATCAGCTCGACTTCGGTGGTGGACTATAACCTTAACATTCTGGAAAGTAAAGGCCATATCCGCCGCCATGCCGAGGTGTCGCGCGGCATCAAGCTGCTGAAGAGAACGCCTGATTCCGAACCCATGTTAGCGGTGCCGGTCATCGGCACGATTGCCGCCGGCGAGCCGATTCCCGTGCCTTCCCCGGATACCTGGGACGTCGCCGCGGTCTCGGAGACAATGGGGGTATCACCGGAGCTTACGCGCGGCCGGGAAGGCGTCTACGCCCTGCGGGTGAAAGGCATGTCCATGGTGGACGCCCTGATTAACGACGGCGATATCGTCCTGATGCAGCAGGCCAGTACGGTCGAGAACGGGGAGATGGCCGCCGTGTGGCTCAGGGCGGAAAAGGAAGCCACGCTGAAAAAGGTCTATATGGAACTGGACCGCGTACGCCTCCAGCCGGCCAACAGCCAGATGAAACCGCTTTACGCCTCGCCGGATAACGTGGCAATCCAGGGCCGGGTCATCGCCGTCATCAGGCAGCTCGCCTGAACTTGGTCAAGGCCATTTCTTTAATTAAACTTTAAATATACTCGTTTTATTAAAATAGCCAAATTTTACCCTATCCCCTTACCCCTTCCCCCTTTAAAAGCCTCTCCTGCTATAAAAAGTCTGGATGATTGCTGTAGGGGAGTAGCCTGCGAAGAGGGGCGCTAGCCCCTCTTAAAAACATATCCCCCTCGCCCTTCAGGGAGAGGGGGATAAGGGGGTGAGGGAAATTTAAAGCCCCCTAGATTGCTGGCTATTAAATCGCTGATAAAACGAATCTAATCTGTTTACTTTTTATACACCGGCGTGCACCAGTGCATATACTTGGGGTGGTTGCCCCGTATCACCTTAGCGTAGATGTCCTGTAGCTTCGCCGTGATTTCACCGATTTCCCCATCAGCGATTTTACGGTGGTCGATTTCGCATACCGGCGTCACGTGGGCGGCGGTACCGGTGAGGAAACACTCATCGGCGGTATAAAGCTCGCTACGGTCGATGGCCCGGTGAATCGTCGTTATCCCAAATTCTTTTTCCGCCAGCTCTATCACGGTATTACGCGTGATACCCATGAGTATATTGTTACAGGTGGCGGGCGTCACCAGTTTACCGTCTATCACCAGGAAAATGTTCTCGCCGCTCCCCTCGGAGATATGCCCGTCAGGGGCCAGCATGATGGCCTCATCATA